GAAAATAGAGCTACTATTTATTAGGAAAATGATTTTATTAAGGAGATAAATCCATGGCTAAAAAATTTGACTTTCTTTCACCCGGAGTTGAAATCCGCGAGATTGACCAGAGCTTTCTACCACAAGAAGCGGAAGCAGAGGGCCCCATTATTATTGGTCGTACAAGAAAAGGACCAGCTAATAAGCCGGTAAGAATTAGAAACTTGGACGATTATGTTGCTGTATTTGGATTGCCAGTAGCTGGTGGATCAAGCGTTCAAGGTGACGTGTGGAGAGAAGGTAACATGACTGCTCCTACCTATGCATCATATGCTGCTCAAGCATGGCTTGCATCAGAAAACTCACCAGTAACTATGGTTAGATTGGTTGGAGAACAAGGAGATAATCCTTCTTCGACAGGTCTTGGAAAAGCTGGATGGAATTTGAGCGGCTCTTTGTCTTCGACAGAAGCAGATAACTCAACAGCTTATGGATTGTTTTTGGTTGAGTCGGGCTCAACCCATTTCGGAACTGGCTCATTGGCAGCGGTACTTTATGCTAACAAGGGATACATTGCACTTAAAGGAACTGATCATGCTGGAAACGCAAATCAAGAAAAAGCAGGAACATTTATCAAAAGCTCCGGAACCAATTGCGAATTCAAGCTTAAGATTTATGATCAAGACCAAAATGAAACAACTGCTGGGGATATTCTTATCAACTTTGACAGAACTAGCGGTAAATATATCAGATCTGTTCTTAATACAAACCCTCAACTTGTAAATGAAGATACAGTTGCTTCTGCTCAAAGAAAAACATATTGGCTTGGAGAAACATTCACTAGAGAAATTAGCGACTTAGATTTATTGAGCAAGGGAACTGGTGAAGTTTATGGAATCCTTCTTCCTCTTGAAAACTCTTCAACAAACTGGGGTGACCACAGAGAAGCAGCAGCAGAATCAATGACTGGCTGGGTTATTGCTCAGAAAGAGAAAGATCAGTCAGATTTATTCAGATTTAAATCACTACATGTTGGCGAAGACATTCAAAAAGATTATGTTATTGCAATCGAAGATATCAATGAACCAGCTAATGCAAATGTAAATCCATACGGAACCTTTACTGTTTCAATCAAAACAGTTGCAGGACAAACTGTTGAGCGATACACTGGCTTGAATTTGAACCCTTCTTCTAGAAACTATATCGGTAAAAGAATCGGTGATCAATATCAACTTTGGTCAAACACTGATAGACGTTACAGAACCTATGGAGAGTTCCAAAACCAATCAGATATCATTTATGTTGACATTAAGCAATTCATCAAAGATGGTGGCGGTCAAGGTTTCTTACCAGCTGGTTTCAAAGGACCTGTTCGTCCAAAAGGATTTACTTTGGCTTATGGTTCAACAAAACCTCATGCTTTTGGAACAGTTGACAATACAGGTACAAAGGCAAAAACTGTTTTGACTATTGCAAGTGCTCCATCGAGCGGAAGCACTTATGTTCTGGAAATTGATGGTCAAACTTACACCATAACTCTTACAAGCGGGGGAGCAGTTAGCACTGTGTTTGCCTCAGATCGCACAGCCACTCTTGACTCTAATGTTAGCAGAGATACAATTGCAACTAATTTGGCAACTCTTCTTGATTCCTTATCAGATTGGGATGCTTCCGCTGCTAGCAATGTTGTTACTTTTGAGGCAAAAATACCAGGTCCTGCTTTCTCCTCCACTCTAACCTCGGGTCCTGATATCTCCGGAGTAGATACCTTGGGAGATGATACAAATAGCTTTACAGGTGTATTTGTTAAAGGCAATGCCGATATGCCTCTTGCTGGTGGAGACGCAAACAATTTCGTTAATGGACCTCAAAACTTCACCGCATCATTCAACTTTCCTTCTCTTCCTTTGAGAGTAAGCGGAACCGATGGTGGAGCACCAGATCCTTACAGAGCATACTGGGGTATTCGTCCAAAGCTTTCTGATACAAGCACTTCTCACGATCCAGATTACATTGATTACTTGAGAAGATTACCAGCAGGAATTGATTCGCACACTCCAGCATCAGATTATCAACACTCATTTGTATTCTCTCTTGATGATATTGTTATTAATACATCAACTAATGTGGTAACTTACGTTTCTGGTGCTTATTCTGATAGCACGTCTTATTCTCAACAAAACAGCTTTGGTGAATTGCTTGATAAAAATGTTAAACAATTCGTTATGCCTTTACATGGTGGATTTGATGGATTAGATATCAAAGAGAAAGAACCATTTAGAGACGGCTTAATGTCAGAAGGATCTAATGATGATCAAAACTATCTCAAATATTCAATCAACAAAGCAATCGATTCAATTGCAGATTCAGAAGTTGTCCCAGCAAACTTGTTGTTGGCTCCTGGCTTTAGAGACACTACAGTAACAAATAAGCTTATACAAACAGCAGAAAGAAGAAAAGATGTTCTTGCATTAATCGATCTTCAAAATGACTATCTTCCACCAGCTGAACGACTTGCTGGTGAGACAGATGAAACAAAGTTGGGTTCTGTATCTGAAGCTATTTCTTCATTGAAGTCAAGAAACTTAAACTCAAGCTATGCTGCAACTTTCTATCCATGGGTTCAAATCTCGGATAACCTGAACGACTCCCAGCTCGTATGGGTTCCACCTTCAGTAGCAGCCCTAGGAGCTTTAGGACGCTCTCAAGCACAATCGGAGCTATGGTTTGCCCCTGCTGGCTTTAACCGCGGCGGATTGGGCTCTCTTGGCGGTCCTAGAGGACCTTCTGTATTGCAAGCAAGACAACGTCTTGACTCAAAAGAGCGAGATGCTTTATATGAAGTTAACATTAACCCAATTGCAACTTTCCCTGCTGAAGGTGTCGTAATCTTTGGACAAAAAACTCTCCAAGCTGGTCAATCCGCTTTGGACAGAATCAATGTTCGTCGTTTGCTTCTATTCTTGAAAGCAAGAGTAAATACTATTGCAAGAAATCTGTTGTTCGATCAAAATGTTCAGTCAACTTGGAATAGATTTAAAAACCAAGTAGAACCAGTTTTATCAAGCACACAATCTAGATTTGGTTTATCCGGATACAAACTTGTACTTGACGAAACCACCACAACTGCTGATTTAATTGATAGAAATGTCATGTATGCTAAAATCTATATTAAGCCAGCTAGAGCCATTGAGTATATCGTTGTTGACTTTGTCATTACGAGAACCGGTGCAGATTTCGTTTAAACACTAATTAAAGTAAATAGGAGAAAATAGTCATGGCATTTTGGTCAGATAGTTTAACAAAGGGCTCGAAAGATCCAAAAAGAAAATTTAGATTCACAGTTGAATTCCCCAATCTAGTTGGTGGTCCCATCACCACAGCAGCAGCAGATGTAAAGGTGACGGATGGTATTGTTTGGTACGCTAAAAGCGTTACAAAACCAACAATGACAATCAGTGAAGCTGATCACACATTCTTGGACAAAAAGTTTTACTTTCCAGGAAGAGTTGAATGGAACTCAGTTACTTTAACTTTGGTTGATCCTGCTGATAGTGGTGCGAAAGAAGATGCAGTTCAACAAATGAATAAACTCATTGAGGCTTCTGGCTATCAAATGTTTAAAGACTCTTCGACTCTAGGGACCATGTCTAAAGGCAAAGCATCTGCTGCTTTAGGTGCAGTTGTAATCAATCAAATTGATGCTGAGGGAAAACCTGTTGAATCATGGACTCTCAAAAACCCATTCATTAAAGATTTAAAGTTCGGAGATCTTGATTATACCGGTGATGAATTGATGGAACTAACTATGGAAATTAGATACGATTGGGCCGTTTGTACTATTTTTGAAAATGGTGCAGAAAAACAAAAATTCTATGATACAGACAGTTAATAATCAGTTGGAGAAATAAATGGCATGGTGGACAAATCCAAACGTACAAATTAAACAAAAAAATAAATTCATTTTGTCTATTGGCGAACTGATGATTCCCACCGTCGTGTCTACTGATAAACCAAAGATTCAAGTAGAGTCAAAAGAATACACAATGATTAACCATGTATACCGTTATCCGGGAATAGCCAAATGGCAACCAATAACGGTTACATTTGTTGACGGCGCTGGTGGAGATAAGAGCAATGATTTTTCTAATCTTGACACAGCAAAAATGCTGGAAAGAATATTGAAATTTTCTGGATATGATTCCTCTTCCGACTTTGTTCCCAAAGGAAGCACTTCAAAATCTGGCATGAGCGACGTATCTTTTCCTCTTGGCTCTGTTAGGATAGAGCAAATTTCTCCTTCTGGGGAATTTGTAACCGAAGGGTGGAGATTGCACAATCCAATTTTTACAGATATCTCTTGGGGGTCTTTGGGCTATTCTGATGATACTGCTGTCGAATATAGTTTGACAATAGCATATGATTGGGCTGAATTTTATTATAACACAAGAGCTGCGACAGGAGCTTACACCCTAAATGACATGTTAGCATCAGCTACGAATTCAAATTATTTCCCTAAAGAAATATTTGAAGATGAATTAATAACCCCTTCAACTGAAAATGAGGCACCTGATTCCAACAATACCCCACAATAATAAATCTCGGAGTATAAATGAGACGAAATAACGAAGACCGATTGATGGGCGGTCATAAACCAACTCCATCAGAAGACGCACCGCAAATGCCAAACCCAATGGACTTTGTGACACCAACAGAAATTGTTGATCTCCCATCGAAAGGAAGATATCCGGAAGGCCACCCTTTACATGGAGTCAATTCCATAGAAATTAAGCATATGACAGCAAAAGACGAAGACATCTTAACAAATAGATCAATGCTTAAAAAAGGTATTGCAATCGATCGCCTGATTCAAAACATAATTAAAGATAAAAGCATTGATGCTAGGTCAATCTTTGTCGGAGACAGAAACGCTATTTTGATTCATGCTCGTGCGTCAGCTTATGGCTCGGATTATAAAACCAAAGTTCAATGCCCAGCATGTGGAGAAACATCAAAATTCAAATTTGACTTAAATGACCACGAAGTTTATCATGGAGATGATATTGATGGAACAAGCATTGAAGACAATGGAAATGGAACATTCTCGGTTGAACTTCCATTTTCAACAATTAAAACAATAATCTCTCCTTTGACAGGCGCAGATGAAGCAAGACTCATTAATGCCGGCGGAAAAAAGTCCGACATTATGGACAACCTAATCACCAAACAAATGAAGGCTTTTGTTGTATCCTTTAATGGATATTCTGATGCTAAAACCATTGAATATGTTTGTGACAATATGGTTGCTGGGGATTCCAGATTTTTAAGAGATTGTTTCAAACTAATTTCTCCCGATATCAAAATGGAGGCAAATTTTGAATGTCGCCACTGCGAACATGAGGAGGTTATTCAGGTTCCATTCGGAGCCGACTTTTTTTGGCCTGAGCGATGAATACATGCAACAAGTGTATGAGGCATTTTTTACCCTCAAGCACTACGGTGGATGGTCGCTTTACGAGCTCTATAACCTACCTATAGGGCTTCGCGAATGGTTTTTGGAGAGAACCATTGAAGAATACAAAAAAGAGGCTGAGGCACACAAGAAGGCCTCCAGATAACGCAGAAATGTCGGAGACAATCTCTTCCGGCATTTTTTCTTTATAACTAATTACTTCATTACGCGAGGACTTTCTAATGGCAGATCCAACACAAGGTTCAGGCAGAGCTGGGGCAGAAGATGTAAAAGCTCAATCAGAATTTAACGAACTCTTATTTCAATCATCCAAAGAACAAGAAAAAATTAACGAACTTCTTAAGGAAAGATCGGAATTTCTCAACCTATCTGCCGAGCAGCTTAAATCAGAGGTTGAAACAAATAATTCAATCTTAAATGCACTTCAAGGTCAATTAGCAGCTGATAAACAACTAAGAGAATCTCAACAACGTGCAGCGGAAGCCAACATTGATCTTGCAGAAAAACAACTTGATCTGCAACATGAATTGGCTAATGCTACCATCAGAAGAGACAAAGCTGCAGAGCGCGCTGCAGAGCAAAGCTTAGCTGCGTTAAAAAAACAAATGGATGCCAATCAAAAAATAATTGATCAAGAAAGAACCATCCCAAGAATATTAGACGAAATAGGCAAAAAAAACAAAGACTTGATGGCAATTAAAGTCAAGGATGGCTTGGCTCTTAAGAAGATCTTAGAAAGCGATGAGTACACAGAGCAAGATAAAATTGATGCAATTAGAACAGCTGTTGGTTTGAATAAAGAATTCTTAGACTTACAAACAAAAATGAAAGGAGTTTCAGATAAGGTTGCCGGTGTTTTTGGTATGCAATCTGATTTTTCCAAAACATCTCTTGGTTCCATTTCCGATATGTTACTTAGGTACAATCAAATGCGTAAAGCAGGAGTGGGAGTTGGAGGCGCTATTGCCAAGATTGCTGGTCAAACTTTGAACTTAAAAAATCTTTTTGGTAATGTTGTCGATGAAATAAAGAAAATGGTTATTCAACTTGATGAAGTTGGAAAGAAGCTTGGTGGAACGACTGGTATGGGAAATGTTTTCCAATCTCAAATAATGACAACATTCAGATCAACCGTTACCGGTGGTGGCACAATGGAAGAAGCCTCATCAGCAATTGGCAACCTTGCAAGTGGATTCTCAAAATTCAACCCTCAAGCAGATGCTGTAAACGAAAGTCTTTCTACAACAATTGTAAGACTCCAAAAAATTGGAGTTAGCGGAGATCAAGCAGCTAAGACAATGGACTTCTTTGCTAGAACACTCAGGATGACAGAACAAGAAGCCTCGAATCTCACTGTTGAACTTTCTTTAATGGGTCAACAAATGGGCTTAACTTCTTCTCAGATAATATCAGATTTTCAAAGTGTATCAAACGATCTTGCTATTTATGGTAAAGGCGCTATTGATGTCTTTAAAGACTTGGAAGCACAAGCCAAAGCAACAGGAATGCAAATTAGTGCCTTAGTCGGATTGGCTAAACAGTTTGACACTTTTGAATCAGCGGCAGACAAGGCGGCTCAATTAAATGCTGTCTTAGGAACTCAGCTTTCTTCTTTAGAACTCATGAATATGCAATACGATGACCGCATTAACTACATAAGGCAAGAGGTTTCTTTCGCAGTGGGCAATTTAGAAAACAGGGATCAATATACTCAACAATTTGTACAACAAGCTCTTGGTGTTAGTTCCGTTGCAGAGGCCCAAAGATTACTAAACATGAATCAGTCAGAATATTTAAAGTATCAAAACGATATGGCTGCTGCGAACAAAAGACAAGAAGACTTAGCAGAATTAACCAAAGAATTAGTCCCAGTGATGGATCAATTTAAGATTGCTATAATGCAACTAGCTCTAACCCTCAGCCCCCTAATAACCATACTGGCATATGTTTTCGATGCTTTTAATATAATTTTAGCGCCGATCTCTATGCTAATAGAAGCTTTTAGTGGTTGGCCTGCTATGATTTTATTGGCCGTAGCAGCACTCGCCGCGTTGGCGGGTGGGATACTCAATGTTGGATTTACTGTAGGATTGCTCAATATTTCTTTATCTACAACACAATCTAGAATGATAGTTTTGACTGCTGGTTTATTTATAGTCGGATTAATTATGAAAAATACAGAAGGACCGATTCGGGCATTGGCACTTGGAGTTTTAGCATTGGGGGCATCCATGCTATTCTTAAAAGGAGCATCCGGATGGATTCACGCATTCTTCTTTGTTTTAATTACTGCCCTTGGAACAAGGATCAACCCTCTTCTAGTGAATGCCTTTCACTTTATGGCCATTGGCGTTACAACATTGGGAGTAGCATTTAGTACAATTCAAGGACCGGCAATGTTGGCAATGCTTGTGTTTTCTCTGATGGTTGGTGTATTAGCATTGTTTGTCTATTCACTAAAAGAACTTGTGGTGACTCTTGCTGAATCTGGTGATGGTCTGTTTAATGCCGCGGCTGGTATGTATGCTATATCGGGAGCAATTACAGCCCTCGGTGCCTCAATGTTGATTTTAGCAGCTACTGGGGGCTTATTCGCCATATCTAAAATGGCGAATAGTATGGAAAAAATGGGACAAGGATTCCAAAATACTGCTGATGGGCTTGAGAGAATTTCTAAAATGTCAGTTGCATTGTCAAATCTAGGAAACAATGGATTAATTGCAATATCAGCAGAAGGCAACAAAGTCAATGCTGTGATGGGCACCGGAGATGTCTTAAATAATTTTTCTGCTGGAAAGATTCAAGTTGACGTTAATCTTCCAGAGCAACAAACACCCAATATTGACCTAAAAGTTGAATTAATGGGCAAGCAATTAGTTTCCGTAATTAAAGAAGTGATAGGATATAGTGGTTAATTATGAGTAGGTTTAGAACGAATCTTTTAGCTGATGATCCTTTAAATGTTTCTAGCGTAAACTATGGAGACTCAACAAGGGGCACGACAGACATAATCTATATAGGATCAGATTATGACGAATCTATTGTTACATTTAAAGCATTTGTTTCCTCCATCTCATATGACATGAGCAAGCAAATTGAAGAAAAACACAACCCAGTGCAAGATTTCAATTATTTTGCTTCTTATTCTGGTGAATTTAAAATTAAGCTAACGATAAGTGTTCCTGCTGCTAATGTTTTAGAGGCGAAAAATAACTACGCCAAGATAACCCATTTACAAGGAACCGTTTTATCCCCGAGTTATGGTAATGAATTTTATCGAAATCAAAAAAACTGGCATTGGATATATTTTTCAAATTTGATAAATAAGGGAGCGTCATTTGATTTAACGACTGACTCAGGTTTTGAGGCTTTTACTTATGGAGCTCTCCCATCCGTTATAACATCCATATCATATAAGCCTGACACTTCTCAAGGATTTTTAAAAGATTCCAATGGAGGACTTTATCCAAAAGCATATGAACTTTCGCTTGAGATAATACCTGACTCAGAAAAATTAAGAAACTTGCCATCTGATTATGTTGACAACGGATATATTAATAGTGATTTTCTTTCTTCCTTTATAGACAATGGCCAATATGACTCAACAGATTCTCCATTTTTTCCATTTCTGGTTCCTGTGGGGAAAAAATATATTGAATCGATTCATTTTGATAAATTTATTGGAACAACTAACCTCTTAGACCTAGATACTCACAATATGGAAGTTATGGCAAGAGCAAGAGATAGCTATGTATATATTGCATTGCCAACAGAAAAAAATACAAGGAACTTTGTTCAAAATAGCAGACCTTCTCTAACTGGGAATGATGTCCAAATAAGAAGAGAATTAGTCTTTGATGCCTTTATTGAAGATTTCTCGAGAAATTTTTCAAATAGTTTAAATATGGAAACCAAAGACATGGACAGAGCAATAAGCCAAACCCATGCCAGTGCAGGTAAGCTTACTAAACCACCGGAATGGTCTATATCTTTTAATGTTCCATCGAAAGACTTAAGGGAATCAAAATATAATTGCGCGAAAATGCAAACTTTAATGAGGATGTTTTACAGAAGAAGACAATCAAATAAAGCACCTAAAGATCAAAGACTTCTAGATAGCGTAGTAGTTCACGTTCCATCTTTTATAGGGCACTTAAACGATGTGGCTACCACACCAGACCACTCTCACATGTTTGGCTATACATTGCAAATAACAAAGTTGTCTATAGAAATCGAAACAAGTTTGGGATTTTTTAAAGAAAACGCGTTTTATTATCCAAAAGCTTTTAAAGTTTCCATAGATCTTAAAGATTCTATTACTCAAAACTATCGAAAATTTGATCTAGATGGAACCTATGGAAATAAAACATTTAAACAAAATTTAATTGACAATAATCCGGACAGAGATAGGGAATTTATAACAAACTTAAATTATTGGAACCCAATTGAACCATAGGAGATTTAAAAGATGAGATACTTAGGAGAAGAAAAAGGACGCTTGAAAGAACAAGATTATAAAAACCTAAAAGAAAAACATGGTAAAAAAGAAGCAATTATCTATAGAACAATTGATTTTGGCGGACTGAGGAATGTTAGAATATCGGTTAGAGAATATGGAGTTTGGTCTGTTGGTTCAAATTTGCGCAAAATTGCCCAAGATGCATACGGAGACGCATCACTATGGTGGACAATAGGTGTGGTTAATTCTAAACCAACTGATGCTCATTTTTCAATTGGTGATGTGATAATGATTCCAACAAGCCCAACGGTTTTAAAGAATTCAATAGGATAAAGAAATGGAAACTGATCTCATAACAAACCAAGACACTTTTGATACCTGGTATAAATTTTATAATAGCGCTAAATTACCTGGTACTTGGTTTACCAATAATGATTTTGATGCAAATAGACCTGGTCTCTTCATGACGGGTATTCAGCCTTTAATCATTAAAGGTATAGATGATAGAACCCTTATCGTAGTTAAGGATTTCGAAGCTTTAATTCCAGAGGATGTTCCACAAGCAGAAAGAGATAGGAGAGTAAATAAATATTGTAGTGTCTTAAAACAAGCCTTCCAAGAGCAAAATATTACATATGAACAACTAGTAATTTGGGGAAACTCAGCTTTTGATGACCTTCCTACAGGTGGCAACGCAATGGGCGTCGGTTCCGGTGGAGCTAGTGTTTCTACTGCTCAAATTGAAAGAGCAAGAAAAACTTGGGCCAATGGATGGATAGGAGATTACACCATAGATAATTTTGTATACTTCTATGGGCCAGTCAAAGATGAGAATGACCTAACTGGGGATATTTATATGTCATACGATGAGACATACCAATTCCCTTTATTGAGAGACTTTATAAATGATCATTTTAATATTTATACCAATAGAAATGTTTCTAGTTGGGATAAATTTCTAGAAGTTGCAGCAGGTGGCTATATTGACACCGATGTGCAAACCAATGACGAACTGCTGGAAGAATCAGCTGTTAGTGGTAGCTTAAAAGCACTAGACGATGCCGCCGCGGGTGTTGGAGAGGGAAGTAGTTTATCCGAAGGAAAAACAAACTTTGAGCTCAAACAATGTGCGATTATGACAATGTTGTTTGATCCTAGTAGAGATCTGAGAGATCTTGCCTCTTCGTCTAGTAGAAAAGAAGAAACCATAAGAGATCAAAAAATATATTCATATTTTTTAAAAAACAGAATAATACCTCTGTATTTGGATCCAAGTGAAAAAATAGAGCACATGTGTAACTACTTTTATTCAGATGAAAATATTAAAAAATTTTTCGAACAAAAAAACTTTCAAAATAAAATGAGAAAAGAAATCTTTTATGTATATGAAGATAAAGATAATAACCTAAAAGAAATAAAATTAAAAAAAAGCTCGGTACAGGGAGATCTCAATCTTGCCATTGACAGATTATATGACCCTTCATCAGATAGTTACATTGATGAATTAGATCGACTTAAACCAAAATACTATGACTCATCGAATCAATACAAATACTATAGGCTTGATGATATAAATATAGAATACAATGGCTCCACTCCATCGACAGCAAGAAATGATGTAAAGGTTACTTTAAAATTTCATCTCGAAAGCTTTGCTGCCTTGGAAGCAGTTATAGCAGAAAACATATCCCCTTTGGGCCTTCCGGAAAATGAAACAAGAGACTTGCTATTAAGAGACTTGGTTATATCCCCAATTGATGATGATGGAAAATCAAACTTAACATCTGCTTTGCAGAACACCTACCATCCAAGTAGAAATAGAATTAGACTAAAAGTTCAAGCAGAAGATTGGTATGACAACAGAACAATTGGATCAGAAGACAAATATACTCAACCACCAATGATACTAGATTTGACCACAATAGATCATGAATTATCCAGAGATTCATCCACCGGCACTGTCTCATTTACAATAAACTACCGAGGATACATGCAATCTCTAATGCAAATGCCGTTTGCAGATGCGCTAATGACTGATGGTTCAGCTCTTCGCAGAAAAAATAGGGCAAAAAATATAAAAAGCATTATTGGAAAAGGATGCACAAAAGAAACATTAAGAGAAATATTAAGAGTAGAAAGAAATACAACACAAAGTGAAAACACAAACAACTTCTCTACAATATATTCTGACCTTCAAAAAAATAAAAGAATTTTTGGGGCGACGTTCCAACATACCAATTGGGACTATGTCTTAGAAGACTTGCCTCGTTCTGGTCAAGATGGGTTTGTAAGCGGGCTATACAAGCCATCCCCAACCGAGCCCGGTTTTTGGAGAACTGGTTTTGGAGCGAGTCAAACACAGATACTCACATCTTTGTCCAAAGAAGGAGACATCAGCCAGTCGACAGCTGTATCAAAACTTAATGGTGCCATTGGTGTAAACGATAATGCGTTTGGAAATAGAAAATGGACCCACTTTGTGTTTCTCGGAGATTTAATTCTCAGTGTGTCAAAAAATCTATACAAAAATGAAAATAATGATGAAGTAATTGAGGAACTGCAAAATAAATTAAGATTTATTATAGCTCCAATAGATCTGCCAAATCCAAAAGCTGACTCTGGCTATACCAGAATTAATCCAATAGAAATACCAATTGATTTGTTCTTTTTCGCTGAGTGGTTTCATGAGGTTATAGTAAAAAAGGATCTGAGAACCTATCCTGTGGCGTATTTTATTCGAGATTTAATTGAGCGTCTAGTAAATAATCTTTTATATGAAACTTGCATTGCCAATCTTTTACCAGACGAATCTCCTCCCAAATTAAGGGTTGGATATTTTTCATCTACTTCCATTGACTCAATAAATCATGGTTTTGATTTGGCAAAAATTTATGATATAAATTTACATGATTTCGATAATGAAACATCGTTTAAATTTGGTTATTTAGACGTTGGAATTGTATCCAAGCCCTTATTCATCAACGAAATTGATTTTGACTCAGTTACACCAGTTGATGTACATCAAACAGATTATATCGTAGTTTATTGTGATTCTCCTCCATTCAAGAGAGAACTAGCTAGTCAAGATTCTGGTCAACTTAGAAACGAAAAATTTGTGCCAACTCTAATAAATGGTGTCTATGCTGCTAGTGGAATATCTATGATGAAATCGATTTCCCTAAAGAAGACAAATTCACCTTTCTTAAGAGAAGCTAGATATTTTAACAATAACTTTGGAAGCCTAGCTTTAATGAATAATGTTTATAATCTAAGTTTCCAAATAGAAGATAGTGCAGCAAACAATTATCTATATCCGGGTATGCTAATTAACGTTATTATAGCAGATTTTTCAAGCGGCGGTGATAATGGGGACGCTTTGGACTATGAAGATGGATTGGGTTTTCAACCGCCTGGATTTCCCATTGTTCCTGGTGACTTTTTAAATGGCTATAGGGCGACAGACAGTGACCCACATTTCAGAAAAGACAATGGAGAAACAACACCAGCTCACATAATGGGTATGGGAGGGTATTTTATAATAAAATCAGTAAGTTACTCTTTGGGAAACTCAGACAGAAAATTTTCAATAGATGTTGATTGCATGTTTTTAGGGACAGAAGCTGATGTTACTGTAAAAAGAAATACAGACGTAAAAGATATAATATCTACAGATAAGGCGGAATGTCTAACAGCATATAACGAAGCTGTCAAGATAAATCAAGCAGCGATTACCGGATACAACGATAATAGATCTTCAGAACAAGAAGAGAAAAAATCAGAATTTTCTGAGATTGTAAGTGCAGCGCCTTCAATCGAGTCATCAAACAATAATACGACTCAAGTTAGCCAAGCTGACAGCTCAGAAGCGGGAGAATAATTATGTCAAGAGATTTTGACTCAAATAACGATTCTAAATCATCTTTAAGATTTTTAAGAAGAAAAAAATATAGACTCTTTGCTTATGGAGAAAACAATGGTCTTGGAGAAAAGTGCATTAAAGACTTTAATTTTGTTGAGAGAATGAGATATGGTCACATAGACAACAAAAACAACTCTATCATTCCCAAAGAAGATAGACTAGTTTCAATTGAAAATGGTCGAGTATTTGATTTTGTTGCTGATTCTTATTCATTGGCAAGATTGAACATATTGGCTGCTGTCAACAAGGGACACATTCCTAGTGAGAACTTAACTAATAATCTTTCATCTGTGACCTCATATAGTAATCCTAAAGTAAGATATGGAGAGTACTTAAACCGCACTCTCCAATATTACAACGAAACACACATACCAAACATTCTTGGTACTACCAGTATAACATCTTACGAAGGGTATGTCAAGAGTTTTTTAAACTTTTTTCTAGAAAATCCTTTGAGCATACCTTTAACTTTGACCGGATGGAACTTATCGAATGATTCAAGCATTTTTAACACCGGTTTGGCTTTTTCGTATATGAATTTAAAATTTGACGAAGATCAAAGGAAGATAGATGAAATCATCGATGATCCAAATTTTCAATACCTTAAAAACCTTTGTACCAACATGGGTTTCTCAATAAGCCATAGTAACCCCAACATATTAGTTTATGATGTTGACTCTCCTGCTAATAAATCTATACTTGGAAGTTATGGAATATATAATTTAGATTACTTATTTAAAAGATCATTTATAAAAACATATACATTAGATAATGATATTCTATATAATAAGATTAATATATATTATAATAAATATGTTGAAAGTTTTTCCCGCCAAAGAATTGTTGAAGTAAAAGATTGTCGAACTGTTTCAAGATATATAAGCTTATCCCCAGTAGATATAAATAAAAGACCTTATTCTGATTTGGAGGAAATTTCAATTTATGCCAACATCCGAAACAAAGAAGAAGGAAGAGTGTATACTCCCCAGACTCTCAACAACATTTATAAAAAAGCAAAATATTTTTACAAAAAACTTGACAAACCCTCAGCTTTCGGTTATATTAATGATATGTTTCGAGATCAAGTGTGGAATAAGGACTACGGATTCCATGATCTTAAAGCAAAACTTGAAGGAAAGACAATTACTGAAGCTCAACGACAGCAGGGAGGCGGTTCATTGAGAGGACGTGGTTCGTCTTATTAGGAGGACAAATGATATTCCAGTTAATGGACAACAAGCTTGACTGCGCCGGAACTTATATTGACGGCACATTCATTCGAGACAAAATTCCGGAGGGAATCACAAAAACTTGGTCGTATTCCGACCACCTGTTCGGCAGAGACATCGATTATGCGCATTTGCTGGTGTCTGGAAGGTCGATTGACGAGGTTTGCCCCGAATTCCTTAGGGAACGTTGGGTAACGGCAAAGAATCTGCTGAAGGCGCATTTCAAGGGTTTTAGCACCGCTCAAATAAACCTCGAAGATGTATGTTTTTACGACCTTGTGCCGCAAAAACACTTGCAACACTACTTCGATACCAAAAATGAAATCACAAAGTGGGTGTTTGAGAATGTCGAGAAACCACATCATTATAATTTATTAAAAAGAGCTCAAGCCGCTGTAAAGGAACTTAGAAGACACCCTGTAAATCTCAACTCTTTCGCTCTTTATTGCATCTCAGCGGAAGACCAGAAGGCAAAGCATCTTTATGATGCATTTGGAGAAACAACTCCATATGTTGACTATGACATTTTCGGTACGGTAACCGGCAGATTGACAACAAAAAGAAATTCTTTTCCGATTCTCAATCTAAAAAAAGAACTTAAGGTTCACGTAAGACCAAATAACGATGCATTCCTAGAACTCGACTTTAATGCCGCCGAGATTCGAACAATGCTTGCACTACAAGGACATGAGCAACCAGAGGAGGACATTCATGAGTGGAACATTAAAAACGTCTTCGATAAAGAAATTGATCGAGACACTGCCAAAACAAAAATATTCGCTTGGCTCTATAACCAAGAATCCCAAGCTATCCAATCAGATTATTACGACAGAGAAGTGCTTCTCGAAAAATTTTATAAAGAAGGGCATGTACAAACACCATTTGGAAGGTCAATTGCTGCTCCCGTTCGCAAAGCCCTCAACTACCTATTACAATCAACTTCGTCAGACAACACCCTTGACAGGTTTTGCAAAATTTCTAACTTTCTTAGGGCATCGAGATCCCATGTTGCTTTTGTTGTTCATGACAGCATTGTCATCGATCTACACAAAGACGATAGAAGATTGATTCCGGACCTTGTGGAAATGTTCGGAGACACAAGATTAGGACAATTCAAGGTAAATTGCTCTCTTGGTAAAAATCTTGGTCGAATGAAGGAGTTTACATGGTAGTCGGAGATCTAATCGAGGTTGTCAATAGTAGGTCAACTGGCTATAAGAACGGAGAGATTGGTATAATTGTCAAGATAGACAGAGTTACAAAAGAAACAACAATTTATTGGACAATGCTTGGATCTCGAAAAGATTATGCACCGTTCTGGGCTGAAGAGATAAAGGTGATCAGTGGATCAAATTAAAGCCGGAGATCTCGTGATAGTTACATTTCCTTATTTGAAGTGGAAATGGCAAACTTATCAGACAGGCGATATTGGTCTAGTGCTTAAAGTTACTATCGGATTTGGAAACCCACTCGCAAGAGTAAAACTATTTAGAAATGAACAGACGGAGACAATTCCGCTAGAATACTTATCAAGATTAGGAGAAGAAGATGAAGGTTGGAGACCTAGTGGTTCTAAATAAATCACCATTTGAATATGAAAATGTTTTTGGTTATTCAAACGGTGATATTGGAATTATTAAAAAGAAGATAAGAGGACAATCGCGATTGTATAATTGTTGCATCGTACTTCTTCTCAAAGATTTTAAAGAATACAACATACCACAGAGTTATATGTCATTATTGGAGGAAAAATGTTAATGGTTGGTCTCGGCGAAGCCGGAAAGAATATTGTTGAGTTATTCAAACCTCATACAAAAAATTATAAAATTATTGTTCTCGACGAAGACAATGGCATACCAAAAAAAGAAAGTGTCGAAGAATATGATGAGATTGACTTTAAATTCACACAGAAGGGGCTCAAATCGCACGATGAGGCCTCTTTGTTTCTTTGTGGGTCTGGTAAGATTGCCGGAGCTTCTCTACGCGTTCTTGAGGCGCTCAAGGGCTTTAGAACAAGTGTTTATTATATCGTTCCCGATCTTGAGTTTTGTTCTCGAGAAGAAAAACTAAGACACAAAGTCCACTTTGGGGTCTTGCAAGAATACGCCCGCTCTGGCATGTACGAAAACCTTATTATATTAGACAATAAAAAAATAATGGAGATCGCTGGTGCAGGAACAGCTTTGAAATACTTTTCAAAGGTAAATTATTTTATTTATTCGACAATACAAAACCTAATGTATTGTAAACACACCCCGCCTGACTTTGGAAAGTTGCACGAAAAAAAAATTATTTCTAGAATCTCGACAATTGGCATTGGCCAACTTGGTGAAGAAGAAAAGTTGCTTTTTTCACTTGACAACATAACAGAAACATGTTATATTATTAATATAGAGGAAGAGGATTTGGATAATGATCCCGAAGTTATTCCAAAGTGTCAAGCAATTGTTCGAGACAACAAGAGAAAAGAAAGAGACACTTCTTATGCTATTTGGAGATCTTCTGAAGAAAACCATTTCTATTCCCTACACTACACACACTTTATACAGGGAGGATGATGTGATTACGTTGATCGATATGATCAGAAGATCAAATATAGAGGCAAGGAAGAAGCTTCCTTGGGGTTGTTCGATAATTATGGTATCAGGTATGCCAATGGCAGTAGACGAGAAATACCTGCAACAACTGGAGAAAGAAAATGAAAAAAGAAATAATGCACGAAATGGCACGCTTGATTAGGTTTGAGTCCATTGCAATCGATTCTGTTGCCAATGATAATTTAAATGAGACAGAATTAAAATTTATAATTGAAAAAATATTTGAAGCGTCAAACATGATATTGCGTCTTCAAAATGTTCTGAAAGAACTGGAGGGTAAATGACTGAACAAATTTATTACAACATGTGGGGAAGCGAAAGCGAAGAACACAAAGATTATTTTTACACCATAGGAACAATCGCAAACTGGATTGGCTATGCTTTGATAGGGCCAATGCACAGACCCTACACAACAGACATTGTAACCAGATCGAACATCAGCGTTCTTCAAACAAAAGAGAAATTTGGCACTCCGAGAGTTTATGTTTCCTTCTCCGCAGAAACACATCTCGAAGATGTAATTCACTATCGACACGTTTACCAAACAGCAATCAATCTGTTCCCACAATACGAAAAAGCAATCCGAGAAGGAATGGATCACTCTGAATATCTTTTCGAGACCGAAGAAGAAATCGCAAGTTACATTCAACGCCAAATGAAGTGGCTTCAGGAAGGCAAAATGGAAGGACATTTTGACAATGACTTCTATCTCGAAAGATTGGAGACAATACAGGCAGAATCACTTTTTTTGAAAAAAGTTTGCCTTTCCGCTTGACAAACCCTTTTGGATATGTTATAATATAAACATAACGATGGAGGAACGATGTTAACGTTCTTTGGAGTCGTATGCTTCATCTTTGCCTTTGTATGGACTTGGATGTCGTTCTACGAATAAAAAATTTAAAAAAATACTTGACAAGGTATTAAAACTATGTTATAATATAAACAACAGCAATGACTCAAAACAAAATGGAGGTTTTATGAGTAACACAATTAGTGCAACAGTATATAGCGGAACATTTGTCACACAACGTGGCGAAAACCGAACAATGAATTTTATCCGACCTTCTGAGGCTCCAAATGGAACGTTTCCAACGATTCATCAAGAACGGAACCTGAGAGAAGGAATGGAAACCGTATATGATATTGATCGTCAAGCGTATCGTACATTTAATTCCAATACACAAATTGGAAACATCACAAGTCAAACACAAGATGTAACAGTTAATCTGTTTTAGTGCTTTGGGTTCGCGGCTACCCACCAAAAGGCCGCTTTTTAATACTCACACACACGCACACCGTGAAGGAGATAAAATGAGTAAAAGTGGATATGAATTGCGAGCAGGATTGCTTTCGCAAGCAGAAAATATCTTGGTTGCAAGATATCATTCTTTAAGACACGAGGTAGAGTTTGCAGTTCAGTCAAACGCTATTCAACCTAAAGATGCTAAGTGGCCATCTTATCCAACAATGGATGAGATTATCTCACAAGCAGAGATTCTGTTAGCTTTTGTTAATAATAAAGGCTAATCTCATAGGTTTGCGGTCTCCTTTCAAAAGGCCGCTTTTTGCTTCCGTAGCTCAGTTGGATAGAGCATCCGCCTTCTAAGCGGACGGTCACAGGTTCGAATCCTGTCGGGAGTACCACTTTCCCCTTGCTAGTACCTTATGTACAGGATGCATGTAGAGAATCAAGGGGATTTTTTAATAACAAAGGAGGACAAATGTTATCATTATTATTTTCTACACTTATCGGAACGGCTCAAGCTGACGACTCGCCTTGGTTCGGTCGTTATTCCGAGAGTTTATCAACATGCTATAGCAGTTATTTCTTAATGGAGAAAGGCAGCATGACCATTAAAGCACCTGCACAAGATAAAATCAAAATCAATTTGGTTTACATCGAAGATTCCAGTTGTTTATGGATGTATAATCAAGACGGGCTAAACGTTGGTAAGTTTTGCTTTATCAATGCCGCTTCAAATTTCTCATGGTTCGAAGCCGGATGGCAAATCCATGGAAGTCCAGCTGATTACGTGCGACTCTATAGATGTAATTAGGAAATGTAAGTTTCATGGGCACTTGGCGCAGCGGTTAGCGCAGGGGACTCATAATCCTTTGGTCGTAGGTTCAAATCCTACAGTGCCTATTTTCTAAAAAACTTTAAAAAAATACTTGACAAGGTATCAAAACTATGTTATAATATAAATACACGATGGGGGTATGGTCGAAACCCTGCCTACCTTAGTGATAAAACACAAAAAAATAACCAATGGAGTAAATTATTATGGCTATTAATCTTGAAGCAATGCGTGCTAAATTAAACGCGAGTAAAACCGGTGGAAAACCATCTGGAAGCAAATCAACTATGTGGCGACCAAAAGCTGGAGACCAGATGATTCGAATTCTTCCAACTGCAGATGGCGATCCGTTCCGTGAATTCCACTTTCACTACAATGTAGGAAAGAATCCTGGAATCTATTGCAACAAGCGCAACGATGGAGGCGAATGCCCAATCTGTGACTTTGCATCTAAGCTTTGGCGAGATGGTGTTGAAAATGACGATCAAAATCTAAAGAATGAAGCTAAGAAAATGTTTGCGCGAAAGCGATACTACTCACCAGTCCTTGTTCGAGGTAA